ATCATCATCTGCCACAACGCAGCTTACGATCTCATGTGGCTTTGGGAATCCGGCTTCATATATAACGGCCCTGTGTTTGACACCATGCTTGCTGAATATGTACTACAGCGTGGCGTAAAGCAGCCTTTGTCTCTTGAGGCTTGTGCAGAACGATATGAGTTAGCAACTAAAAAGCAGGATACCTTGAAGGAGTATTTTACCAAAGGTTATAGCACTCGTGACATACCTTACAATGAATTGTGTGAATATCTTTCTGCTGACTTACATGCAACACAACAGTTGTCAGATAAACTGATGTACCGTCTTAACACTATTCCAGATGCAAAACTTATGAGTACCGTCACTCTAACGAATGAAGTTGCTGTGTGTCTTGCCAGAATATATCAGCGTGGATTTAAAGTTGACATGTCAAAGTTGGATGAAGTTCGTGAGGAGTTTGAAGCAGAGAAACAACAGCTTCAAGAAGAACTACAGCATCATGTACGCAGAGTTATGGGTGACACACCTATCAACTTAAATAGTCCAGAGCAATTGTCTTGGGTTATCTATGGTCGTAAAGTAAAAGATAAAATTGATTGGGCTGCACGTATTGATCCATACATGTCTAACAATGAATTTGACTCATTTATGTCGTCAGGTACAGAACGCTTATATCGTACAGTGGCACAACAATGCACTGACTGTCGTGGCTCTGGATTTATTCGCAAGACAAAGAAGAACGGTGATCCCTTTGCTAATCCAAGTAAGTGCAAGACTTGTGATTCTGCAGGATATATCTTTAATCCTACAAATGTATTAGCAGGGTTTAAGTTTAAACCACCATCACCTAAATGGGCTAGTGCAAATGGTTTTACTACAAGTAAAATAAATCTTGAAATACTTGAAAGTGCAGCGCGAAGTAAGGGCTTGAAAGAAGCAGAAGACTTCCTACATAAAGTGCGTAGGCTCAGTGCTGTTGAAACATACATTTCATCCTTTATAGATGGAATAAAGACATATACAAAAGAAGACGGTATGTTGCATGTACGGCTTTTACAGCATCGCACTGCAACTGGTCGCTTCTCTGGTGCTGATCCTAATATGCAGAACATGCCTCGTGGCGGCACGTTTCCTGTTAAGAAAGTATTTGTGTCACGATTTGAAGGCGGCAAGATTCTTGAGGCTGACTTTGCACAGTTAGAGTTTCGTGCTGCTGCTTATTTATCACAAGATGAGGTAGCAATTGAAGAAGTATCTACTGGATTTGATGTACACGCATACACCGCTGAAGTTATTAGTACGGCTGGTCAGCCTACGAGTAGACAGGATGCAAAAGCGCATACATTCGCGCCGTTATACGGTGCAACTGGATTCGGAAGAAGCAAAGCAGAAGCAGCTTACTACGAACACTTCAACTCAAAGTACACAGGAGTTGCAGCTTGGCATTCCAGATTGGCTAAAGAAGCTTTAGAAACACAAAAGATTACTACACCAAGTGGACGTGAGTTTTCATTTCCTGATGTAGTACGTAATCACAGAGGTAGGGTTTCGCACTTTACCCAGATAAAAAACTATCCGGTGCAATCATTTGCAACTGCTGATATAGTGCCTGTTGCATTATTATACATTGATAGCTTGCTTAGTTACGCGAAGTCATGTATAGTGAATACAGTTCACGACAGTATTGTTATTGATGTGCATCCAGATGAAGAACGCCTTGTACTGCAAGCAATTAAAAAGACAAATGACGAATTGCCTAATTTGATTGCAGGACGATGGGGAATTAATTTTAATGTTCCTTTGCTTTTAGAGGGAAAAATAGGACCGAATTGGCTTGACACGAAAGACATAGCGTGATATAACTATGCCTCATTCACTTAATAAAAGGAGAAAATATACATGACAGAACTTACAACGATTGATACTAACAACTATGCAGCTATGGCAAAAGCAATGGGTATTGCACATGAAGCAGCAGGTAAGGCTAAAAGTAGCTCACTTGCACGTCTTCGCATTAACCATCAACCAGTCATGGGTACTGCAGAAGTAAATGGAAAGAATGTAAACATAGAAGTAATTGAAGGTGGTATGTATAAACTAGAAATACCTGATGGCCCAACTTACTATGCAAATTCTATTAAGATGCGTCCATTTATGCAACGCTTTATGTATAAGCGTTTTATTATGGGTAATGCTAAAACACCTAATCGGTTTATCAAGACAATTATGTCAGATAACCTTAACATTGACCTGAAGGACAATAATGGTGGGTTTAATTGTGGTAAACCTGCAGGATACATTAAAGACTTTCAGGCTTTACCAAAAGAAACACAAGAGTTGCTGAAGCAGATTAAACGTGTGCGAGTTGTTCTTGGAACAGTTGAAATGATCAATCCACTCAATGATAAGGGTGAAATGACAACAATAGAAACAACCCCTTTTATTTGGGAGATTGATAATCGTGATGCCTTTAACAATGTCGGTGAAGCTTTTTCTAAATTAGCTAAACATCAGCGTCTTCCGGTTCAGCATACTATTACTGCTAACACAGATGAACGTAAGATGCCTAATGGGAATAGCTTTTATATTCCTTTAGTATCTCTTGATACGTCTAACACTATCAAGCTTACTCAGGAAGATCAGAATATGTTTGCAGACTTTATGACTTGGGTTGACAATTACAATAATTACATTGTGAACACATGGGCAGAGAAGGCGAACTCAAGATTAGAAGAAGGCGATTCGGACATGGTAGATGAGCTTGTAGACATCGAAATTGAAGAGGTAGCGTAATGAACCATCCTGCTGAAATGGCGTTACATCAGTACATGGAAGATGCTGTAGCAGGCAATACTTCTATGTCTGATGCTACCATAGAACAGGTTGCTAATGACATTGCTGATGCACTGAAACGCCAGTTCGGTAGTGGTAAATCAAGGGGTGACTTTAACATTAGAATGTCTAATGTAGGTCGCCCCACATGTCAGCTTTGGTATGAAAAAAACAAACCAGAAGTTGCTATGCCTATGCCTACAACATTTGTAATGAACATGATGATTGGAGACATTGTTGAAGCTGTCTTCAAAGGGTTACTAACAGAAGCAGGAGTTAAATATGAAGATACGGACAAAGTTACTCTTGACTGTGGTGATACTCACGTTTCTGGCTCTTATGACCTTATCATTAATGACGCAGTTGATGATATTAAATCAGCTTCAGACTGGTCATACAGAAACAAGTTTGATTCCTATGAATCCCTTGCCAGTGGAGATAGTTTTGGATACGTAGCGCAGCTTGCAGGTTATGCAAAAGCACTCAATAAAAAAGCAGGTGGTTGGTGGGTAGTAAACAAAGCCAATGGTAAGTTTAAATATGTACCAGCCACAGGTCTTGACGTAGATAAAGAAGTTGATAACATTAAGAATACGATCAAAACAGTTGACAACAATGAATTTAAACGCTGTTTTGAGCCAGTTCCTGAAACCTTTCGTGGAAAAGCTACAGGAAATACAATACTTAATAAGGGCTGCACGTTTTGCTCTTATAGGTATGATTGTTGGGAGCTTACAGAAAAACCAGCAGTCAAATCACAAGCAAAAAACCCGGCTGTAGTGCCATATGTTACATTAGCAGAGGAGTATATAAATGGATGAACGACTGGAACTTGATGCTTTACTGGATGAGATTAAAAATACAGAACAGCAACTTATCAACTTGCGTAAGGAATATCGTGAGCGAAAAACTGCTGGCCTGCGAGATGCTATTACAGCCCGTAATGAAGCTGATAAAGCTATTCAGGAAGAACTCAAGTCACTTGGTTATAGGAATTATAATTACCGCTATAATTTGCCTGTCATTAATTGGCGTGATATAGCATAAGAGTGGTTGATTCAAAACAATTCAGGGCAGCACGAAAATATGGATATCGTAGTGGGCTAGAACTCAAGGTATCTGACTACCTCAAGGAATTAAATGTTGATTTTCTTTATGAGAAAGTTAAGATTGAGTGGGAAGACCTTGCCTATAGAACATATACACCAGACTTTGTGCTGCCCAATGGGATTATAATTGAGACAAAAGGGCAGTTCACTGCAGCAGATAGACGTAAACATCTAGCTATAAAAAAACAGCATCCTAAATTGGATATTAGGTTTGTGTTTGAAAGTAGCAGACGTAAACTTCGTAAGGGTGCTAAGTCTACATACGGTGAATGGTGTATAAAATATGACTTTAGATACTATGACAGGATTATTCCTGAAGACTGGTTGAAGGAGAAGGGTAAAAACAAGCATCCAAAATTTATTAAGTTTGGCGGCACAAAAGTAAAAAGGAGATAAACATGGACGTAGAAAGAATTTTAAAAGAACTACAAGAAGAGGACTTCCTTATACGTGTAAGGCCATTCGCAAATGATGATGGTAAATGGAGTGGGGAAGTAGACATTTCTATTATGATCCAACCTGAAAATCCATTGGATGAAGATGACTATGTAAATTTAATGCACTTCACTAAGATGATGTGTGCATCTGTACCTGTAATGGAAGAAGTGCCGGAACTTAGAAACATTGTTAATGAATATGTTCTTAATGTACTTGACAACGAGTTAGACATTAGTGTAGAACTAGAGGATTCATACGGAGTAGAAAAAGAGTATGATGGCAATGTTGTTCACATTAATTTTAGTACAAAGACAAGGGGTAACGCATGAGACATGAAGCATTTATGAAAGCTAAAAGCTTAGAGGAAAAAAAGGTGGATATGGTAAATAGCCCACCTCATTATAACACCACAGGAATTGAATGCATTCATGCTATTTCTGCAGCAACAGATGAAGGATTTCAGTATTACTTGCAGGGCAATATACTAAAATATCTTTGGAGATATCGGTACAAAGACAGACCTCTTGAAGATTTAGAAAAAGCCAGATGGTATCTGGATAAGCTGATTGAAGAGGTAATGTCTAGGGATGCGAGTTAAAATTTTTCTTACAATAGATATAGACCCAGAAGATTATCCAATGCCTGCTGATGAAAATGTAGGTGAGGAATTAGAAGATGGTATCCGTGAGTATTTCTATGATATAGAAGGAGCCTCAATTAGAAACATTAAAACAATACAGGAGTAACTAACATGATAAGTAATCAATTACCAACAGACTATCAAAACTTTATTGCTCTTTCCCGATACGCACGATGGAAAGAAGCAGAACAAAGACGCGAAACATGGAGTGAAACTGTGTGCAGATACTTTGACTACATGTCAAACCATCTTTCTGATAAACACAACTATCATCTCGCTGACGAACTCAGAAGTGAATTAGAAGAAGCCGTACTCAATCAAGCTATCATGCCTAGCATGAGGGCGTTGATGACTGCTGGGCCAGCATTAGACCGATGCCACGTAGGTGGATATAACTGCTCATACGTACCTGTGGATAGCCCACGTGCGTTTGATGAAACTATGTATATTCTTATGTGTGGTACAGGTGTTGGTTTTAGCGTTGAACGACACAACATTGAAAAGTTACCTATTGTGAATGAGGATTTTCATAGAACAGATAGCATAATCAAAGTTGGCGATAGTCGTCCGGGATGGGCAAAGTCACTTAAAGAACTTCTTGCTATGTTGTATGCTGGTCAGATTCCATCATGGGATGTGTCAGAAGTACGCCCTGCAGGTGCAAGGCTAAAGACATTTGGTGGACGTGCTTCAGGACCACAGCCGCTTGTTGAACTGTTTGAATTTTGTGTACAAAAGTTTAAAAAAGCAGCAGGTCGCAGACTATACCCAATTGAATGTCACGACATCATGTGTAAGATTGGTGAGGTTGTAGTTGTAGGTGGTGTACGCCGCAGCGCACTCATCAGTCTATCTAATCTTAATGATGACCAGATGGCACATGCTAAGTCAGGTAGCTGGTGGGATAATGAAGGCCAACGTGCTTTGGCAAATAACTCTGTGGCTTACAAAGAAAAACCAGAGATGGGTACATTCATGCGTGAGTGGTTGTCTTTGTACGACAGCAAATCAGGTGAGCGTGGTATCTTCAATCGCCAGTCAGCTAAGAAGCAGGCAGCAAAGAACGGTAGACGTGACACTGACCATGACTTCGGCTGCAACCCTTGCAGTGAGATCATCTTACGCCCATACCAGTTCTGTAATCTGTCAGAGGTTGTGGTACGTGAGTCAGACACGGTTGAAACACTAAAGGAAAAGGTAAGACTTGCAACTATTCTTGGCACATTCCAAGCAACACTAACAAACTTTAAGTATCTTCGTAATATTTGGAAAAAGAATACTGAAGAAGAACGCTTGTTGGGCGTGTCATTGACTGGCATTATGGATAATAAAATCACATCAAATAATGGTGGAACACTTGAAACTGTGCTAGAACTGCTTCGTTCTGTTTCTGTTGAAACAAACAAGGCTATGGCTCACCAACTTAATATACCACAGTCAACTGCTGTCACCTGTGTTAAGCCTAGTGGTACTGTGTCACAGCTTACGGATGCTGCTAGCGGCATTCATGCACGACATAATCCATACTACATCCGTACTGTTCGTGGTGACAACAAAGACCCACTGACACAGTTCCTTATTTCACAGGGAATACCTGCTGAACCTGACGTAATGAAACCCGACTCAACGACAGTGTTTAGCTTCCCTATGAAGTCACCGATGGGTGCAATCACACGTACTCAGATGAATGCTATTGAGCAGCTTGAACTCTGGCTAACTTATCAGCGTCATTGGTGCGAACATAAGCCTAGCGTAACAATTTCTGTGAAGGAAAACGAATGGATGGGTGTAGGTGCATGGGTGTATGAACACTTTGATGAGGTATCTGGTATCAGCTTCCTGCCATTCAGTGAGCATACATATCAGCAAGCACCTTATCAGGATATTGATGAGGATGAGTACAAATACTTCTTGACAAAGATGCCAAGTAATGTAGACTGGTCATTGTTGCAAGAGTTTGAAAAAGAAGATACCACTTCAGGTGGACGTGAGTTAGCATGTACTGCAGGTGTTTGTGAAATAGTTGACATTGAAGCTGCATAGTGCTATATTAGACTATAATTTAAACAAAGAGAAAAGGAGACTAACTATGAAAAAAACAATCTTGACTACAGCTATGATCTTAGCTGCCACATCTGCATCAGCCTTAGAACTAGGTGGTTCGCTTGGTGCGGAACGTAACACTGATACTTCTGTGAATAGCCTGTATGGTTCTGTGTCTGCCGGAATTGTTACCCTTGGAGCAACAATGGAAGATAAACGAAACGATCAAGGCTCATTCAGCATGGATAAGTATGAAGTTGATATTACTTACCCATTCACTAATCGAATCTCTGTTTACGTTGAGAATGATTTCGACAGTGGTTTTAACTACAAGAATACTGTAATCGGTGGAAAAATTAGCTTCTAATAAGCCGCTGGTGTGGAAGCGGGGTGATGGTTGGGTTCAGTACAACCCACCTCGCAGCCATCCTAGCTATGAAGAGTGGCAGAAGTTAAAACAGAAAGAAAAGGAGAAACAAAATGACAGATGAAAAACGAATAATTACTCTTAATGGAAAAGAATATGACTATGAAGAGTTAGAAGACAATGAGAAGTATTTGGTAAACCAAATCACAGACTTGAGCAATAAAATTAACAATGCAAGGTTTAATTTAGACCAGTTGCAAATTGCTCATGACGCATGTAGCAAGATGTTGATTGATTCCATTAACAAACCAAAGGAAGAAGAAGCAGAAGATGCGGCGTAATGGACTAGGAAAGTATGATGCTCCACTGCGTATTCAATACCAGTGGGGCTATGAAGCTTTTAAGCATGGTGGTAAGTTATTCAAAGTAAATAATAAGACAGTGTTTCAAGAGCATCGTCCTGCTATGGATACGCATACTATGCAGGCACGTGAATGGCAACGAGGGTGGAACGATGCCTATTATGAGCAGCTAGAAGAGGTTAAACATAATGAAGCTAGAGGAAGAAGTTAAACAGTGGATGAGGGAGAAACAAATGAGTGGCATTACAGCAGCACTTTATCAAAAGAAAGCGTGTAGCACAGCTATCTTTCCAAAAGAAAAAGCCCTTGAGTATATCACTCTTGGGCTTTGTGGTGAGGCTGGAGAAATTGCTAACAAGGCTAAAAAGCTAATACGTGACGGTGATAACCCAGCTAAACGAGCAGAGATAACTAAAGAGTTAGGTGATGTCTGTTGGTATATTGCGGTACTAGCACAAGAACTAGGCGTTAATCTTGGAAAGGTAATGGAAGATAATCTGGAAAAACTTGCTGATAGAAAGTCTAGGGGTATGCTAGGCGGTAGCGGAGATGACAGGTAATAAATTTTTTGTCATGATTTGGTTTATATACCTGTTACGAAAGAGGGGGCTTAATTGCCCCCTTTTTTTATCTTACGCCTAGTTTTT